CGTGCCAGTTCGTCGAGATCGACACGGCCGGCATGCCGATCAACCAGGCGTTCATGGCGATGCCGTACAAGGAAGTCTCGCCGGTTTCGCTGGCGACGCTCCAGCATACGCAGGAAAACGGACGCCGCCTGTCCGGCGCCACCGAAATCGCGGTCGGAGACGGCAGGCAGGACGCGCCGGTCGGCACCACGCTGGCGCTGCTCGAGGCGGCGAACAAGATCGAAACCCAGATGATCAAGTTCGGTCATCAGGCGCTCAAGGAAGAACTGGCGCTGCTGAAAGCCGAATTCGGCGCGAATCTGCCGGAGGAACCCTATCCGTTCCCGGTCCGCGGCGGCATGTCGACGATCATGCGCGGGGATTTCAGCGACGAAATCGACGTCATCCCGGTGTCCGATCCAAACATCACATCGTCGTCGCAGCGGATGGTCACGGCCCAGGCCAAGCTTACGATGGGCCTGCAGGCGCCGCCGGGCTCGCATAACATCCCGCTGCTGTACCGACAGGTCTATGAAGCGATGGGCATGCCCGACGACCAGATCAACGCCATCATGCCGCCGCCGCAGCAGGCGCAGCCGCTGGACCCGTTGACCGAGAATATGAATGCCATGCAGAACCAGCCGCTGAAAGCCGGGCTGGCGCAGGACCACCAAGCCCATATCGAGGTCCATAAGCTGATCGGCGACATGCCGGCCATGCAGGCGCATATCGCGGAACATCTGGCGCTGAAGATGCGCGTCGACGTCGAGCGCGTGCTGGGCACCCAGTTGCCACCGCCGGGCGCGCAGTTGCCGCCGGAAATCGAGAACCAGATTGCCGTCATGGTCGCGCAGGCCGTCAAGATGCTGGAAGCCGAGCGCGGCGGACCCGAGCCGACGGCCGCGCAGATCGCGATGCAGGATCTGCAGAACAAGGCCAAAAAGGTGGACGGCGAAATCGCGGTCGGCATGGCCAAGGTCGATGTTTCGCGCGAGAAGATCGCCGTCGACGCCCAGACCGATGCGCTGGACCGCGAATCCAAGGAAGAGATTGAACTCATTCGGGCGGCCGCCAATATCGCGGACAACCAGAACCCGGATGTCGAGTACGTTCGGGATGTCGTTAACGAAGGCCGGAAACAGACCGGCGTTTAAAGGAGAGTGTCATGGCTATGAAGGATCTTGGTGCCGGCCAGCGCGCGAGTGCGCGGGCCCTCATGCCGGAAGTGGCGCAGATTGTGAAGCCGACCGCGCCCGCGATGGGCCCGCGATCGATGGTCACGGCACCCGGCACGGTGCGGAATTATGCGAAGGGCGGGGCTGTTCATTCGGACGTCAAGCAGGACAAGGCGATGGTTCGTGGCATGGTGAAGCCGTCGGCGCTGAAAAAGGCCGGTGGTGGCGCGGTCGCGCGTGCGAACGCTCCGCGTGGCTCGGATGCCGGGACTGCGGTGCTGCATAAGGCCGGCGGCGGCGCTGTCGCCCGCGCCAATGCGGCGCCTGGCAGTTCGGCGGGGACATCTGTGATGCATAAGAAATCTGGCGGCAAGTGCATGGCTGCCGGCGGCACCAGCGGTCTCGGGAGGGGTAAGGCAGCCGGCGCACCGAAGCCGGCACCGCGCACCCCCAGTGCCGGGATGAAGCCTGCGTCGTTGAAAATGGCTGCGGGTGGCGTGGCCAAGCAGAGAAAATCTGTGTCAAATTCACAGGGAAAGCCCAATCCGTTGCCGAAGCCGCCGACGATCCCAAAGAATATGACGCCGCCGCGTAAACGGAGGTAGGGGATGGCGATCCGCGAAGAAGGCGCTGAGTTTTCGCCGCCATCCAAAGAGGCGGTTGCTGGCCGTATCGGCTGGGGTGCTGACAAAATGGCCGAATTTCTGTCGATCTACCGCCAGAAGGACGGCCTAAGTCAGTCTGCGACGGAAGGCGGCACGCCATATCTGTATGCGGCGTCGATTGGCTTCGACGAAGCGTCACTGTGGTCGGAACTGGCCTGCGATATTCAGCGATCTATCGAAAACTCAGGCACTAAAAAGCCGATCATTGTCTGGCGTGAGCGCCCGCAGGCTTCGGCGCATATGTCTGAGCGTCACCGTTCTGGCGCATGCAAAAAAGTGTGGGCGCGGTTTGCTGTCGAGGAAGATGGAGGCGGCAATCCCGAGCAAATCTAAGGCCCAAGCCCGCACCATGGCCGCCGCCGCCCATTCACCGAAGTGGGCGAAACGATTGGGAATCCCGCAAAAGGTTGCGCGTGAATTCAATCGCGCGGATGCCAAAACCGGGATTTTGAAGGGTAAGAAGAAATGACAGAACCCTACGGTGACGGTGCGGTCGATATCGGCATTTCCAAGCACGCGCGGGTATCGATGGCGTCCTATGTCGAGGCAACGCCGAAGGAACATCTGGGCTTGCTGATTGCGCTGGCCGAGCGCAAATTGCGCGGGGGTTCACGGTCAATGGAGGAAATTCTCAAGGAGGGTAAATGAGCGCGGAGGAAATGCGCCGCCGGACGGTCAGCCGTCTGGAGACGCACAGGGACAGGGAAATGGATAAGCTGCGCCGGTTGCGCCATGGCCCCGGCCAGGTCGTGCAGGGCGAGAAAGGCATGACGGCCGTGCCGCCGGTGACGATCGAATATATCGGCGTCACGCATTGCGAGATCGTGGCTTCGGTGGAGGCCATCGAGCGCGCGATCGAAATCATTAACGACACGTACAGGGTGCTCACGTCGCCGGCTGCTATGCCGGAGGAAGAGCAGGAACCGCAACAGCAAGAGAGGATATATTGATGGGGGTAAATACGAACGGGGCGGCGTCGCTGCCAAACGGGCCGGCAATGCCATTGAGCTATATCGAGCCGGATGAAGAGATCGAGGCGCAGACGCTGATCGACGAGCAGATTCGCGAGATTACCGGCGACGTGCTGCACTTGCGGCCGTGCGGCTACCAGATCGCGGTCAAAATTTACGTGCGGCCGGAGGAATACAAGACGATCAAACGCGACGACGGCACGGAAGCAACGATTTACCTGCCGGATCAAGCGGCTGCGCGCGACCGCTACACGTCGGTGGCGGCGCTGGTGGTGGCGGTCGGGCCGGATGCCTACAAGGGCACGCACGCCGACGGCACGCCCCGCTACGTCAGCCCGTGGTGCAAGGTCGGCGATTGGGTGGTGATCCCGCGCTATGAGTGCTTCCAGATCACGTACCGGGAATCGGTCGCGGTCGGCATCATCGCGGACGACAAGATCATGGCCGTCATCAAGGATCCGAATGACGTGATGGCTGCCAATGTGACGGACAGGATGTGAGGTAGCAAATGAATATCATGGACGGCGAGAAGGACACCACAATTGATGCCGGCGACGACGAGAACCTGCCGGTAGAGGTCGAGCTTTCAGACGAGGACCTATCGACAGCGGATTCCGTTGCCGATGAGGACGCGACAGCCAAGGCCGAAGCCGCCAAAGCCACGGCAGCCGCAGCCGCTGCGACGGACAAGCAGAGAAACCGCGTCCCGGCGAACAAGCGCATCAACACGCTGACCCGCGAACGACAGGAAGCGCTGGAATACGCGCAGAAGCTGGAAGCCGAGCGCGACGAATGGCGGCAGAAGGCGACACAGAACGAACAGCGTGCCAGCCAGTCCGATCGGGCGGCGTTCGTCAATTATGAGCGTGCCGTCGAGGTGAGCCTCAATGCCGCCAAGCGGGCGTATTCAGAAGCCGCGGCATCCGGCGACACGAACGCGATGACGGAAGCCAATCTTGAACTCAACAAATGGGCGACCGAAAAGAACGAGATCGATCGGTTCAAGGCCAAGCAGCCGAAACCGGAGGCCCAGCGGACCGAACAGCGCGGCGACCGCGTGCCGGAACAGCAGGAACGCCAGCAGCAACAGCAGCAACAGCAGCCGGCCATGGCGCCGGAGGCCCAGAAATGGGTTGCCGATACGACGTGGTTCAACCCGGAATCCGACGACTATGACCCGCTGCTGCACAAGGTCGCCGTCAGCTACGCCAATGTGATCGAGGCGGAATATATCGAGGCCGGCCGGGGCGACGAAATCGGCCGATCGGCGGAGTATTTCAAGGAAATCGAGGATTTCGTCCAATCGAAATACCCGGATCGGTTTGCCAACATCGTCGATCTGGAAAAACCCAACGACACCAAAATTCCAGCCATGAACGGCGGCCGACCGGATACGGCGCCGGCGACCCGGGCGAGCAATGGCGGCCTGTCGAACACGCCCAGCACGAAGGTCAGCCTGAGCGCCGACGAGAAGGACATGGTGCGCCGCTACATGACGCAGGGCCTGATCAAGGACCCAAAAACCGGCAAGCCTGTGAAGGATTTCGGCGAGGCCATGAAATCCTACGCGATCACCAAATGGAAAACCGAACAGTCCGACCGAGCTCGGCAGTAAGAAAGGACAACCACAATGCCACGTCAATCACGCCAGGCCCAGTCGCGCGGCGCGGAAACCCGTCGGGCGAACCACCGCGAAAGCCTGCAGAGCGTCTTTCAGAGCACCCTGCACATCCCGCAGCACGTCATCCCGAACGGCATGACCTATGCGTGGGTGCGATCGGCATCCATGAACCAGCCGGACAACACCCACATATCCAAGAAAATCCGCGCCGGCTGGTCGCCGGTCCCGCGCGATCGCCATCCCGATATGTTCCCGATGATCAACATCTCCGGCGTCATGCAGTCCAACGAAACCATCATCGCGGAAGGCGGCCTGATCCTCTGCGAGATGCCGACCAAGGATTTCCGGCGCCGGCGCGAGGAACTTGAATCCGAAAACCGGGTCGTCATGGAAGGCATCGCATGGCAGCAGGAAGGCCTGGGCGGCGCGCCGACGTTCAACAATTCCGGCCGCGTCCAGTTCGAGCGCGTGACGGATAAACCGGAGTTCCAGGACTAGCCAACGCTGTGCCGCGGTCCCTGTCCCCGCGGCGCTGGCGTCGGGGCCGTCGCTGCCCTAACCCTCCGGCGGCGGCCCCACCACTCTATAAAAAACCGCTTTACACGGTACAGCGAATAGCGTAATCTACGCAGATAGGCCACCTGCAACAGGTGCCCTCGACGGCAACGTCGGACATGGTTTGGCTGGTTAACTTCCTCAGCCACGTCGCGCATAGCGCGGGAAATCGTCAGCGAACATCGCTTCACGAAAGGAAGTATAGCCATGTCCTATGGTACGAATCGCGGTAACGGCTGCAAGCCGGTCCGCTACCTCAATGGCAGCCCATGGAACGGCGCGCAGAACGGATATCCGATCGCGTCCGCCTATGCCACGGCTGTCTATCAGTATGATCCGGTCATTTCCCTGGCCGACGGTACGATCGGCATCGGCGTCGCGGGCAGCCCCGTGCGCGGTGTGTTCACCGGCGTCCAGTTCACCGACACGACCGGCACCCTGCAGAATTTGCCGTACTGGCCCGCCGCACAGGCGACCTTCAGTTCGGCCAACGCGACCGCCTTCATCGAGGATGACCCCAACCTGGTCATGACGATGCAGGAAACCAACGGCTCCGGCGCTGCCGGCACGGCCCTGGCGCTCACGGATGTCGGCCTGAACATCAACTTCTATGTCCAGGCAGGCGCCGCGCCGAGCTACATCAGCGGCACCACCATCAACAATGCGTCCGAAGCTACCGACGCGACGCTGAACCTGAAAATCATGGGCCTCGATCCCACCCCTGGGAATGTGGTCGGCTCGTATGCCAACTGGCTGGTTACGTGGAACACCCACGAACTGAAGTCCGTCGGCACGACGGGCGTGTAAGGAGGACATGAATCATGGCCATTAACACTACTGCCATCCGGTCCCTCCTGCGCCCCGGCCTCGCGGCGGTTTTCGGTGATTACCGAGACTTCCCGGCGGAATGGACCGAAGCATTCGAGAAGCACACTTCCGACATGCAGCAGGAAATCGAGGTCGAAACCAAACTCTTAGGCTTGGCGCAGATCAAGGCTGAAGGCGCTTCCACCGTCTATGACGACATGGGGCAGCGTTCGATCACCAATTACCTGCACCGCTACGTCGCCATCGGGTTCATCATCACCCGCCAGGCGATCAAGGACAACCTCTACAAGTCGGCGTTCCCGCTGCAGGCGAAGGCCCTGAAGTCGTCCATGGCACAGACCAAGGAAGTCCTCGGCGCCTCGATCTTCAACAACGGGTTCTCGACCTCCTACCCGATCGGCGACGGCAAGCCGGTCTACTCGACGACCCATCCGATCGACAACGGCACGGTGGCCAACACCTTCACCGTCCAGGCGGATCTCAACGAGACGTCGCTCGAACAGGCCATCATCGGCATCGCCAACTTCAAGGACGCCGCCGGCCTCCGGAAGCAGTTCAAGGTCACGAAATTGCTGGTCCCCAACGGCCTGCAGTTCACCGCGGACCGCATCCTCGGCTCGGCGTATCGCACCAACACCGCCAACAACGACATCTCTGCCGTCTACAATATGGGCAGCGTGCCGGGCGGCTGGTCGCTCAACCACTACTTCACCGACACGAATGCGTGGTTCCTGCAGACCGATTGCGATGGCGCCTTCAAGCACTACGAACGTGAAGCCCTCGAAACCGATATGTACACCGATCCGGATACCCAGTCGGTGAAAGTGTCGGCGATTGAGCGTTATAGTTTCGGCGTGAGTAATTTTAGGGGATCTTTCGCGTCCTCTGGCGCCACGTAGTCTTTATATCTGTTGCTAAACGGTTTTCCTTCGGTTATGATGCTCTGGTTTAGGCATCTAACCGGAGGAAAAGATGGAAAATCAATGCGTTGTTGAAGGTTGTGAGAGAAATGCGTTTTCGGTTGGACTGTGCGTCAAGCACTATCACCAGAACCGCCGCAAGGGTGGCCAGTTTGGCTCTTCTCGCGATCACGATCCTTTTTGCAAAGTCGAGGGTTGCGGCAGGCATTACAAAGCTTTGGGGTATTGCCAGCGCCACTATCTCAACTACCGCCGCTGCGGGAACCCGCTGGGTACGACGCGGCGGAATGAACGCGGCGCCCACACGCGTCACCCGCTCTACCACACATGGGCAAACATGCGACGCCGGTGCGAAGATCCGCACGAATATAGCTACAAGAATTATGGCGGCCGCGGCATCACGGTATGCGAACGCTGGAAAGACTTTTGGAATTTCGCGGACGATATGGGCCAGAAGCCGTCAAGGCTTCACTCTATCGACCGCATCGACGTAAACGGAAACTATGAGTCCGGCAACTGCCGGTGGGCGACGATAAAGGAGCAGTCCGAGAACAAGCGCAATACGCGACTCCGTGATGCCGATCGTGAGTTGATCACGAAATTGGTTAAGCAAGGGTGGACGCGGACGCTGATTTCGGAACGCCACGGGCTGGATCTTAAGGCGGTCCAGAATTTTGCGAAGGGCATCACCTATCAGCCTGACGCAAATGATTACGACGCGGTGCCGGCGCCAGTTGCCGACGAGGCGGAATTGAAGTTCAAGCCGGTCACGGCGTCGATATGCGAAGTCGATGGTTGCGATCGGATCGTGCAGACGGAAGGCTTGTGTCGGTTTCACTGGCGCCGGAAACACGAGAGTAAGACGCTGGCGCAGGTAGTTGATAAATTTGCGACACGTCAATGCAAGGGTTGCGGATGCGATTTGCCGGATCATGCTAGGCCCGACTTGTTGTTCTGTACGCTGACTTGCAAGATGAAGTTTTACCGGCGCGAAGGCTGTTATGCACCGGATAAGTTGCTGGAGAGCCGGGGCAAATGCACGGTTGAAGGCTGCGAAAAACCACAGCACGGCAAGCAGGTTTGCCGGGCGCACTATATGAAGAAGTGGCATGCCGATAAGGCGGCCGCAAAGCCAGGGTAAGGAGATCACAATGCCTTTCACTAACTTCGGCAACGGCGTTACCAGCTTCGGCATTCCGCTTGTTCCAGGCGTCCCGCTGCCGTTCACCGGTAACTACTACTGGGTCCAACAGCCCAGCGGCACGACCACGCAGGCAAGCCCGGGCGGTTCCGGCACGCTGGAAAGTCCGTTCACGGACATCAACACGGCGCTCGATGCCTGCACGGCCAACAACAACGACGTCATTCTGTTCAAGGGGACGATCTACATCGATGAGGCGATCGTCTGGGATAAGGCCCAGACGCACCTGATCGGCGTCAGTAATCCCTTGATGCGCGGCAAGCGCAGCCGGATTTCCATGGCGTCGGATGCGACGGTATTCAGCCCGTTCATTTCGGTGACGGCGGCCGGCTGCATGTTCATGAACATCGGCACGTTCTACGGTTTTGCGGACAACAGCGCGCAGGTTCTGTGGTCGGATACCGGCGGCCGCAACGGGTATTTCGGTTGCGAGTTCATGGGCTTCGGTGCCGATCTCGCGGCTGCCCATACCGGCAGCCGGGATTTCGTTCTCAGCGGCGATACCGGCGAATGCACGTTCGATAGCTGCGTGTTCGGCGTCGATACCGTCGCCCGCACGGCCGCGAACTACACGCTGGAAATCACCGGCGGCAGCCCGCGCAATCACTTCAACAACTGCGTGTTCGAATCCTACCTGACCGGCTCGGGCTCGAATGCGGCGCATATCCTGATCGGCGCCGGCGGCATCGACCGGTACGCGCGGTTCATGAATTGCAGCTTCCTGGCGTCCACCAGTTCGGGCGGCTCGTCGGCAATGACGCAGGCGGCGAATGTCAACGCGGCCCCCGGCGGATTGCTGCAAATGGTTAACTGCTGGTTCACGGGCGTCACCAATGTCGAGACGACTGCCAGTGGCGACGTCTACATGGCGATGACCGCCCCGGCAGCCAGCGATAGCGGCCTGACCGTCGTCAACGCTCCGGCGTAACAGAAGGATCGGCACGGCGGCACACACGGGTTCTGGCCGTGCCATAATAGGAGTACGGCATGGCCAGACCGATTCAAATCACCTTTCCTGCGGCCGACGCCGACGGTATCTGCCTTGCGCAGACCACCGCCGGCGCGACGCCGCTCATCATCAACGGGGCGCTCAAGGATCTGCCTGCGACCATGCAGCAGGTCACGCGCGCCGTCATGGGCGCCGGGATTGAGCGGCCAGTAACGCTTACAGTGGCAGCAGCCAATCTCAGCGGCATTGATTTCACGATCGTCGGAACCGATGTTGAGGGCGCCGACGTCTCGGAAGTCCTGGCTGGCCCAAGCAGCAATACCGTCTCCACCACCGCGCTCTATAATACGGTCACGTCGATCACGCCGGATGGCGCGGTCGGCACAGCCGTTTCGGCAGGCTCCGGCACGACCGGCAATACTGCGTGGGTGATGTCGAACGTCAATATCTCGCCAGCCAATCTCAGCGTGTCTGTGGCGGTCACGACAACGGCTAACGTCACCGTTCAGGACACGCCGGCAGACGTGCAGGCCGGCGCGCCGACGTCTGCGGAGATATTCAATCACCCGACGCTGGCGGCCTTGACAGGAAGCGCCGAAGGAAACTATGCCTATCCAGCCCGGTATGTTCGCGCTGTGATGAACAGTTCGTCGGGTAGCGGCGCGTTCACCCTCACGGTCATTCAAGCGGGGATTGCCTGATGTCACTATCCAACACAGAGGCGGTCATGGGGACGGATATCGGTATCCTGAAGCTGCTGGCGGATCCAGGCGAGCTCGGGCGCAGGCTGGCGGAATACGAGCGCGCCAAGGCAGCCGCCGACGCCGCCGTGGCACTGGTAGGGCAGGCGCAGGAAATTCCCAAGCTGCTGGCAGATGCCGAAGCCGCGGAACTGGAAGCAGCGGCCGCACTGGCTGCCGCGCAGGCACGTGCCGAGCAGATCGTGGTAGACGCACGAGCGCAGGCGCAGGGAATTGTTGCAGCTGCGAACGCCGAGATATCGAAGGCCAAGGCGCAGGCTGAGGAAAGCCGGCTGGCTGCCGAGCGTGATGCGGCGGAAGCAGCCCGGTTGCGGGCTGCGGTGGCGGCCGAAGCTGATGCGGCGCGCGACGCCATGAAAGACAGTCAGGAAGATCTGGCGGCCAAGCATGCTGCGGTCGATGCGGTGGCGGAAGCGGCGGAAAACCAGCATGACGCCGCGCAGGCGGAACTGAAACGACTCAAGGATATCGCCGAACGGCTGCGGGCCGTCGCAAGCGAGGTCTAATGAGCCTGTCCCCGTGGCCGGGACTGGTAGAACTCGGGCCGCCGGTCATCCAGGCGGATGGCGTACCCGTGGGCCAACAGCCGAACATCAATATCATCGGAAGCTCGTCGGTCACGAATGATCCGGCGAACCAGCGCGTCGACGTCGAGGTCGGCGGTGGCGGGGGTGGCCCGACGGGTCCGACGGGGCCGACGGGTCCTACGGGGGCAGCAGGCGCGACGGGCCCGACCGGACCGACGGGGCCAACGGGGGCTGCGAGCACGGTCACTGGACCGACGGGACCGACGGGACCGACGGGACCTGCCGGCACCCCGGCCGGTTCCGATACCCAGATCCAGTATAATAACGCCGGGGCGTTTGGGGCGAGTGCTTATTTTAGATACGGAACCCAAAGTTCACTTACTGGCCCCATCGTTGGCTCGCCAGGAAATAATACTCCTATTATGGCATCGGATGGAGATTCCGGGAACTTAAACGGCACAAATTTCACGCTGCTGGCTGGACAACCTTTTGACAACAGCACCGACCCTGCGAACGGCGGTGGCTTCAACAATACGGCCCAAGATGGCATCCACGGGGGAAGTGGTGGCCCTTTAGAGCTTTCGTCTGGCGGTTCCGATTCTGGTGATGCCGGTACGCTAACTATATATGGTGGCTACAGCGAAAGTGCGCATGGTGCTCACGTTGAAATATACGGTGGTGGCACTGATACAGGAACTTCGGGCGACATTTCACTAATTGGGTACACGCCAGACACAAGCGGCAACGGCAGCAATATTAACATCACAATCGGACAGGCAGGGGGAGGCGGTGGCAGTAACGGCAATTTGATCATCACCAACCTCCCCACCTCCGATCCCGGCATTCCCGGCGCCGTCTACCAGTCATCCGGCGTTTTGATGGTGTCGCTATGACAGACGTGATGACATTGGTCGGTGCACCTGGGGCGAGATCCATTGTGCCCGTGGATTCCACGACGATCATCGGCGCGACTGGTCCTACCGGCCCAGCGGGACCCACTGGCCCGACGGGGCCCGCTGGCGCAGCGTCGAATGTCACCGGACCGACCGGACCAACGGGTCCATCCGTCAACTTGACCGGCCCCATCACATCGGTGGGTGCTGCAACGGCGGTTGCTGCGCAGACCGGCACCGGTTCGACGTTCGTCATGAACAGCGGCCCGACCTTCGCGGCTGGCACGGCGTCGGCAGGCACATGGCCGAAACTGACGGCTGGAACGCTGCTGACCACGGCAGAGGCCGGCGCGCTGGAGTTGGACGCGAATGCACTATACGGCACCACGGATGCGGGCAACCGCGGCGTAATTCCCGTGAGCAACCTGATCCGTGCAGACGCCACCAGGACGTTCAACAGCGACACCGCCCAGCAGGCAATTTTCAAATCACCCGCTGCCGGAGCACTGACGCTCGAAACGGGCTGCTATCTGTTCGAGGGACTGATCGCCATGACCAGCATGTCGGGCACCTCCGGCAATGGCAAGTTCAGCCTGCTGGGCGCCGGAACGGCAACGCTTGCGGCTATTCTGTGGCAGGCGCATGGCAATGACCTGGCGGCAGAAGCGACGGGCGCGGCGACGGGCGGCAGTTGGCACGTCATCGCCACGCAAACGGCAACCAACGTCATAACGGCCGCCGCCAATACAGCGATGTGTTTCACGGTCAAGGGGACATTTGAGGTTTCCGTGGCCGGTACCATCATCCCATCATTCGCGCAGACGACGGCGGCGGCGGCAGTTATTTCGGTAGGCTCGTATTTCAGTTGCAATCGCATCGGCAGTACGTCCCTGACGTCTATCGGACAGTGGAGTTAGCATGCCCGGCACAACCACATCAGGCGCCTATAACTTCGGGATCACGACGGACACCGATTCCGTTATCCAGGAAGCATTCGACCGTTGCGGCAAGGAACCGTCGCAGGTCAGCGCGTATGAGATTCAGTCGGCGATCCGGTCCCTGAATTTCATGGCCGCCGATTGGTCGAACCGTCAGCTTAATCTGTGGACGGTCGACCTGCAGGTGCTGCCTCTGGAAATCGACCGCAAGATGTACACGCTGCCGAACGACACGGTATCGATGCTGCAGACGGCGGTGCGCATCCCGCAGAACGAAGTCGACACGGATATCATCATCACGGCACTCGGTCGCGGCGACTATCTGGCGCTCCCGAACAAGGCTCAATCGTCACAGCGGCCGACGCAGTATTATTTCCAGCGGACCATGCCGCCATTGCTGTACGTCTGGCCCGTGCCGGATAACGCCGATTGCAAGCTGATCTATTACCGCATCCGGGCGATGCAGGATTGGGTCGGCATGAACGGCACGCAGGACACGCCGCCGCGGTTCATGGAAGCCATTGCTGCCGATCTGGCATATCGGCTGTCGGTGAAGGGTGCCGGTGGCGATACCGCCGCGCTGAAGATGGAAGCCGACGTCACGTTCGCGCGGGCAGCCGCGGAAGATCGCGAGCGCGTGCCGACGTCGATCGTGCCGGATATGGTCGGCAGCGGCGGCAGCGGATGGGGGTGGGGATGAATATAGCGCAGCAGTATAAGAACGTCGCGTATCTGGTCACCAATAAGGTGAACGGAAAGCAGTACGTTGGGATCACTACTCGGGGAATTCGAGATCGGTGGAAGGGGCATTGCCAACCGAAAAATACCCGCAGATGGCAAAGCGCGCTGCACAACGCAATCATGGCATACGGCAAGGAGCAATTTGAAATCCGGATTATCTTGGTTGGGAATGACGCCAAGTACCTAATTCATATGGAGCCGAAGCTTATCGCGGCCTATGGAACGCGCGCGCCGAACGGCTACAATTTGACGGACGGAGGAGAGGGTGTAGCAGGGTGCGAGTTTACGCCGGAAGCAAAGGCTTTCAGGTCAAAGCAAGCGTCCCGCGCCAATGCAAATCTAAATTTTAGACTTGCACAAAGAGCGGGCGTTATCGCCATGCACGCCGATCCCGACAGAAAGGAGGCGTGGCGATTGAAGGCGGTCGCTGGAATGCGGACCGAAGAGAGCCGTCGCAAACGATCGGAAGCATCCAAGATACGGATGGCGGACCCGGAGCACAGGAAAAGGATTGAGGCATCAAGAGTTGTTACTATGGCAAAAAAAAGAATGCTGAATAACAAGCGGCCGTTTGATGCCATGGCAATCATAGGCCTCATGGGAATGGGTGTCTGATGTACCAGAAGCACGCAGTAAACAGAAAGCGCAGGAAGAGAATCATCTATGATTGGAACAATCCAGTGCCCGTAGCCGCCTGCGATCTGTGTTCCCAGACGACTCCTCACGATGACCTGCGCAAACACATGCAGTATCGCGGCGGTGTGACGCCTGTCTGGGATGGGTTTCTGGTATGCGCTGCCTGTGATGATATTCCTAACGTGCAATTGGCCAGACAAGTTTTGCAACCCGACCCGCTGCCCGTCCGTAACCCGCGCCCGATTCAGTTCGGCGATGCGGAGTTCCTGTCGACCAGCGAGGACGAAATCATTGTGACCGATGACGCAGATGGTATCGAGGTGACGTAATGGCGTATCCGAGCCTCATAGAAATCACGTCGCTGCCGGCCGCCAGCGTGCCGTTGACCGGCAATGAAGCCGTGCCGATGCAGCAGCTCGGCGTGACCGTGCAGGCGGCTGTGTCGTCGATCGCGCTGCTGGGGCCGACCGGGCCGACTGGTGCCACGGGCGATGCCGGCGGTACGGGTGCCACGGGGCCGACCGGGCCGACAGGGCCGCAGGGGGCCGTTGGGTCGGCTGGGTCGCAGGGGCCGATTGGGCCGACGGGTGCCACGGGGCCGACGGGCCCGACTGGTGCTGCGTCGAGCGTTGAGGGACCGACGGGACCAACTGGCGCGACTGGGCCTACCGGCGCGGCGTCTACGGTCACTGGCCCGACTGGCCCGACTGGCGCGACAGGACCATCAGTAACAGGACCAACTGGTCCCACAGGAGCGACGGGTACAGCGGGAACCGCCACGCCGTCGGATTTCCAGCCGGCGATTGTGACGAACTATTTCTATACGTCGCCGCTGGCGAGCAGCATTTCCAGCGGCACGCTTACCAGCGACACACTGACAGCATTTCCGGTTTGGTTTTCGGAAACCGTGACGTGGACGCGGATAGGTTTTTCCCTGACTGTCGCATCTGGGTCCGCAGTCGAGCAGATAAGGCTCGGCATTTATGGCAGCACGGCATCCAATCTTCCAGGAACACTGATTGTGGATAGCGGCGAGATTAGCCTGAACGCCGCTCCCGGCAATGTAGAAGCAACCATCAGTCAATCTCTGACGGCTAACACGCTGTATTGGTTTGCCGCGCTTACAAACGATCCAGGAACGCTAACTGAAGCCACAACATTCGCCGGGGATGCGGTGTCGGCAGCCATAGGTTTTTGGGTTGCTGGCGTAGACTCGACAGAGCGATATGGCAATGGTCGGCCCGGCGTATCGGTGTCTCAGGCGTATGGCGCTCTGCCTGCATCTTTTGGAACTCCGGATACATACTTTGGGATAGCCAACAACGCCGTTCTAACGTGGCTTCGCAAAGTCTAAAGGAAAGGCACCAGTCATGTCCGACCTAAACGACAGAGTCAATCAACTAGCCGACTATAGTTGGCTGAAGCTGATCGCGCGCATATCGCTGCCGGTCATTGCTTTCGTGGGACTTTCAGCCTGGAACGACCTGAAGGACCAGGGGAACAAGATAACGCTGGTACTGCAGAACCAGGCAGTGGCGGAAGAGAAGATCAACGGTGCCCTGCGGCGGTTGGATAACCTTGAGGATTGGCAGCGCAAGACCACCTATCAGAATAGGAATAATTGATGTCGACCGCGATGACATTCACGAATTTGCAGACGACCCTGCGCCGGTATATCGAGCGCGGCAACGCTGCCGATACGTCTGTCTATGAGCAACTGCCGGAACTCATCAATCTGGCGGAACGCCGCTGTGCGCAGGAACTGAAGATCGAGGGTTTTATCGTCGCGGTCGAAAGCGCGTTTCAGGCCAATCTGGCTGTCTATCCGAAGCCCAATCGCTGGCGCCAGACGATCAGCATGAACGTCGGTTCCGGCGACGATACCGTGGCGTCCGTGACGGTGACGGCCGGCGGCACGCTTTATCTGGCACCCCCGACGGTCAGTTTCACGGGCGGTGCCGGCACGGGTGCGGCGGCGACGGCTGTCATCCAGAACGGCATTGTGATCGCGGTGCAGGTCACGGATGGCGGCTCCGGCTATACCAGCGAGCCGACCGTGGCTTTCAGCGGCGGTGACGGCAGCGGCGCCACGGCGACGGCGGTACGTGGCACGGCCGATAATATCCGCAACCCGATTCTGCCGCGGTCCTATGAATATATCCGGTCGTACTGGCCGGATCAGACGCAGACGGCGATGCCTGTCTATTACGCGGATTACAACTATCAGAATTTCATCGTGGCGCCGACGCCGGATCGGGCGATGCCGTTTGAGATGCTGTATTGGGAACTGCCGGCGCTGCTGGACGATGTGACGCAGACCAATTGGCTGACGCAGTACGCGCCCAACCTGTTGCTCTATGCCTGTCTGCTGGAAACCGCGCCGTTCCTGAAAAACGACGAGCGCATTCCGACGTGGCAGCAATTCTATGACCGCGCGGCACAGGCCATCTCCGGCGAGGATCTGCGGAAAATCCTCGATCGGGCGCAGAAACGGGAGAACGCCTGATGACCAGTTATACCAATATCTTCGGCGGCCAGACGATCTTCCCGGCCATGCTCAACCTGCGGCAGATCGCGCTGTCGGCAAATCTCGTGCTGGAGTGGCCGACCGAAACGGCGTCTACGTCTGAAGTCGTCGCGTATATCATGCAGGTCACGCCGGCAGCCGGGTCGCTGGAAATCGCCATGCCGCCGGCCGACGAGACGTCGAACGGCATGTCCGTCCTGTTCACCAATGAGGGCGCGTCGACCTATACCGTGACTGATACCGGGGGCAACTCCATCCTGACCATCGCGGCCGGCGAAACATGGGACCTGTGGATCGTCAGCAATGCGACGGCGAACGGCACATGGAATTCCGCCCAGCGCGGCGCCACGACCGGATCGGTGAACGTGGCTGCCTTGGCCGGTAAGGGATTGAAGGCCATCACGACCACGCTGAACCAGGACTATCCGATGTCCTCGATCAGCACCAATTACGCAGCCAGCACAGCCGACCGGGCGAAATTCTTCGTCTGGACATCCGGCGCCGGCACATTCGATTTGGACGACCCGTCAACTGTCGGGGATGGCTGGTTCTGCTCGGTCCGTAACGGCGGCGACGGCGCGCTGACGGTTACGCCGGCATCCGGCACGATCAATGACGCGGCGTCGATTGATCTGCAGCCGGACGATAGCTGCATGATTGTCACGGATGGCAGCGAATATTTCACCTACGGGCTGGGCGTTCAGGCGACGTTCGCGTTCGATTTCGTGTCGATCAATATTGCTGGATCCGGCAATTACACGCTGTCCGGTGCGGAGCTTAACCGCATCGCCTATCAGTTCACAGGGCTTCTGACCGGCAACCGGGATATTATCGTGCCATCCACCACCCAGCAGTATTGGGTGACGAACGATACGATCGGCGCCTATGTATTGGGCGTGCGCACCAGCACGCAGGCATCGCCGGGCATTACCGTCGATCAGGGCGAAAGCTCGATCATGTATTGCAACGGCACGGATGTCGTCGACGGCGACACGCAGGGCATTTCGCTGCCGGTCGCGGTCGCACAGGGCGGCACGGGCGCCACGACGGCCAGCGGTGCTCGCACGAACCTGGGCGCCACATCCGTGGGCGATGCCGTGTTCACGGCGGCCAATGCGGCGGCGGCGCGCACGGCAATCGGTAACGGCACGATGTCCACGCAGGACGCGACGGCGGTGGCCATCACGGGTGGTACGCTGGATGCGGTCGCCATCACGAATGCCAGCGCGGTGGGGCTCACGAGCGCGGATGCTGGGGCCGCCGCTGCGCCGACGCTGGATCTATACCGGAATTCCGCGACGCCGGCTGCCAGCGATGTGATCGGGCAGATCACGCTGACCGGCGAGGATAGCGCAGGCAATACCCAGACCTATGGCGTCATCGACGGGCTTATCGTCGATCCGACCAGCACCAGCGAGGATGGTCGGGTCCGGATCAGCACGGCGGTGGCCGGAACTGTCGCGGTCAGGATGTACGTGGATAACGGCGTCGTCGTCGGGTCCGCGACGGGCGCCGATAAAGGCGCAGGCACGGTCAATGCGACTGGTCTTTATGTGAATGGCGTGGCTGTCGGCACACAGAGTTATGCCGCGAAAGTCGCCGGATACACGGTAATCGCGACAGACAATGGCGCTATCATCAATTGGACGACGGCCGGGGCAACAGCAGACCTCACGGCTGCGGCTACTCTGGGATCAGGTTTCTCCGTCACGCTGATGAACACGGCATCTACCGGTGACGTAACGATTGCCCCTGATGGCGCGGAAACGCTGGATGGACTGGCGTCCAGATTGTTGCGGCCGGGAGATCGGGCGACAATCGTCTGTGATGGCAGCAATTGGTTTACCGCGATCGGCGTTTACTCTTTCACGAGCACAGCAATAACGCCTGCCCTTTCGTCAGTCGGAAGCGCATCTCATGGCCTTGGGATGGCCCCAACATCATGGGGCGCTGTGTTCAAATGCACCAGCACTGACGGCGGATGGGCGGTCGATGACGAAGTGGACTACAACTCTGTTCAATGGACGTATGGCGGGGCGGCGGGGGCAAATGCAACAACCGTCTACGCGACGATGAATCAAGCTTATACGGCGTCATTTGGTAATCGCCGCACCGGGGCCAGATTCAGCATCAATTATGCCAAATGG